TAAGACCGTTGATGCTGATATGACAGCTTATCGTCAAGGGAAAACCAGAAAGGGCTCATACGCTGCATATATTGATATTTCACATCCAGACATTGTCGAGTTTTTAAACATTCGTGTGCCAACGGGTGGTGATAGTCATCGTAAGTGCTTTAATTTAAATAATGCAATTAATGTAACTGATGCTTTTATGCAGGCTGTAATTGAAGATAAAGATTGGCAATTAATTGACCCAAAGACAAAAGGTGTTAGAGATACAATTAATGCTAGAGAATTATGGCAGCGTATTATTGAAGTACGTTTTAGAACAGGCGAACCATATCTTAATTTTATTGATGAGGCAAATCGTAAGCTTCCACAATATATGCAAGAAAAAGGCTTGAAGATCTATGGCAGTAATTTATGCATAACAGGAGATTCTTTATTAACTGTTATGATTAATAACGAAATTAAAAATATGAATATTAAAGATGTTATAACTGAAATAAAAAATCATGTTGAAGTTTATGTTTTATCTTATAATATTGAAAAAAATATAAATGAATTTCAAAAAATTTTAGAAGGTGATTTAATGTCTGAAAGTTCTGATTTATTAGAAATTGAAGATGATATAACAGGTTTTAAATTAATTTGTACACCTGATCATTTGATTTTTACTAAAAATAGAGGTTATGTAATGGCAAAAGATCTTAATGAAAACGATGAATTGTTATTAAAATAATGAAATACATTTATCTACAAATGCCTATATAAAAATAAAAAGGTAATTAAATGAATCGAAAATATATTATTTATATTCATACTTTTAAATCAACAAATAAATCATATATTGGTTATACATCTTTAACAATTGAAAAAAGATTAAATAAACATATATTAAATTGTAATACTGGTCATGATTCAAAGTTTTATAGAGCAATAAAAAAATATGGTGTATCAGATCTTGACAGTAAAATTCTATGTGAATGTAAAAACAAAGAAGACGCGATACAAAAAGAAATTGAAATGATAAAAAATTTTGATACTTTTCAAAACGGTTTAAATGAAACAATTGGAGGAGATGGTGGATGGATAGTACCTGATTCAAAACTACAAAATTGGAAAAAAACAAAAAGTGAAAGAATGTCAGGCGAAAAAAATCCAACATATTCAGGAATAAAAGATATTGAGATTTTAGAAAAAGCCTATGATTATTTTATTAAAAATCATAATCTCCCTGTTAGAAAATGGCAAGTTTTTAGCAGTAATGAATATAATTTTCCGAAATCATATTCCAAATTTAGATTTAAAGAATATGGTTCAGGTTTAAAAGGATTTAAAAATGCAATGAAAAAAATATATTCTTTAAAAGATAGTGATTTTAAATATGTTATGACACAAGAGCATATATTAAATTTATTAAATTCTTCTAAGGGAAAACATTGGTATATTAATATACATACGCAGCAAAGAAAACAATGTTTTGAAAAAGATATTGATAGAAAAGAATGGTTAACAAATGATGAATTTAAAGAATTTAAAGGATTAAAAAATGGCAATTAAAATAAGAAAAGTAGAAAACACACAAGCAGTATATGATATAAAGGTTGAGAATAATCAAAACTTTTTTGCAAATAATATACTTGTTCATAATTGCAACGAGATACATTTGGCGACATCTAAAGAAAGAAGTGCTGTTTGTTGTTTATCATCTTTAAATTTAGAAAAGTTTGAAGAATGGAAAGACACAACAATCGTCGAAGATTGCATCACCTTCTTGGATAATGTTTTACAGTATTTTGTTGATCATGCAACAGATCGTGGTCTAACAAAAGCCAGATTCAGCGCAATGCAAGAACGTTCATTAGGTTTAGGTGCAATGGGATTTCACGCATATCTACAATCTAAAAATATTCCATGGGAAAGCGCTTTAGCAAAGTCACAAAACATGAAGATTTTTAGTTTGATTAAAGAAAGAGCATTAAAACAAACTCAAGAATTAGCCAAATTACGAGGTGAAGCCCCTGATGCCGTTGGTTATGGTGTAAGAAATACACATCTTTTAGCCATTGCCCCAAATGCAAATAGCTCAATTGTCGCAAACACATCACCTTCGATTGAGCCCTATAAGAGTAACGCATATACACATCGAACCAGAGCTGGTGCTCATTTAGTTAAGAATAGATATTTAGAGATTTTGTTAGATAAGAAATCCTTAGAATATCCAGAAGAAGAACGTGTTAGTTGGTTAAATGAGATATGGACATCAATTATTACTAGTGATGGTTCTGTGCAGCATTTGGAATGTTTAAATGAATGGGAAAAGAATGTTTTTAAAACGGCATTTGAATTAGATCAACGTTGGTTAATTGACCATTCAGCAGATCGTCAGGAATTTATTTGTCAGGGACAAAGTGTGAATTTATTCTTTCCTGCAGGGACTGATAAGGCGATTGTGAATGCTGTACATTTGCGTGCTTGGAAGAATAAGTTAAAAGGCTTATATTATCTTCGAACAAATGCAGGGGCGAAAGCAGAAACAGTTAGTGAAAAAGTTAGAGTTGAAAAGTTAAAGGATTTTAAAGATACTGAATGTTTAAGTTGTCAAGGATAAAATACTAATTAATACATTTATATAAAATAAAAAGTATATGTCTTTTTAAAAAATTTTATAATTTAAATTATTCAAAGGATAATTTAATGTATCTTAATCTACCTTATACTAAAGTCTGGGTAAAACAAAGCTTTCTACAAGGACCTGATAATTTTAAAATCGGTCATGACCCGCATATGCTCGAGGCGTATTTAATTGGTGTCAGAGCCACACCTTATGAACCGCCTTTATATGAAGTGTATATACCTAAATACAATGCATGCTATGATAAAGTTCTACAAAACGCCATTTTCGATCGAGACGAATCACCACAAGAGGAAATCGATTTAACACACGTGGCATGGTGGGACTGTATCTCAGATAATATTTTTTTATATCGTAAAAATCTAATGACAAATTGTCACGTGAGTATGCAGAATCGTCACAGTAAACAAGTCGAGGGTCGATATCTATTTACTATAGACTTTAATAACCCTTATCACCAGAGCGCCGTGCATATGGCTGAGAGTAAATTCTGGCAGGAGCATAAATCTACACACTACTTCTTCGATGAAAAGACAGGTGTATTATGCTGCGGACCAAATAATAAAATGCGCTGGTTTCACAGCTCACTAGGCACCAAAAACACCGAAAGACCACCCTTTCAGGTATTTAATCCACCTTCACATTTCAGTCATGAAATTAAGAAAAATGTGGAATATTCAAATGAATTTGATTATCAAACTAAATAAATTTAATGTGTAAAAGCTTATTTTTTTTATTAAATTATAGATTCTAGATTTAATTTTTTTTATATTTATTATTAAATAAAAGGATATATTTTATGAGTTTAACTGACAATAATATTACTTATAAGCCCTTTGCATATCCCTGGGCAATGGAAATGGCTGAATCCCATGAGAAGATTCACTGGGGTAGCTGGGAGGCCAAATTACAGGAAGATGTCAATCAATGGAAAAGCGGTAAGATTTCACAATCTGAAAAAAATCATATCACCCAGATCTTGCGACTCTTCACTCAATCTGACGTTGCTGTCGGTGGTAATTATTGCGATTTATTTATTCCTAAATTTAAGAACAACGAGATACGCTCTATGCTACTTTCTTTCGCAAACCGTGAAGGTACACATCAACGTAGCTACGCCCTCTTGAATGACACCCTGGGTTTACCAGAAGAAGAGTATTCAGCTTTCTTGGCCTATCATGAATTAAAGGAAAAAATCGAATTCATGCAAAAGGCTGATGTTTCAACTAAAAAGGGACTAGCCATCGCCGTCGCCCAATCCGCCTGCAATGAGGGAATGTCTCTCTTCAGCGCTTTTGTCATGCTACTCAACTATCAAAGATACGGTAAAATGCGTGGGATGTGCGAGATTGTGGAATGGAGTATTCGTGATGAAACAATGCACGTGCAAGGTATGACACAGTTATTTAGGGAATATGTAAAGGAAAATCCTAGAATTGTTAATGATGAATTAAAGTCTGAGATTTATCGTATGTTTACATCGGCTGTTGATTTGGAAGATAAAGTCATCGATTTGGCATATGAAATGGGAGGAACTGATGGTTTAACGGCGGATGAGGTTAAAAAGTATATTAGATATATCGCGGATAGAAGATTGTTGCAGCTAGGTTTGAAGCCTATTTTTAACGTTAAAGATAATCCTTTACCTTGGTTGGATTGGATTATTAATGGGGATTCATTCAAGAACTTTTTTGAAGGGGTAGTGACAGATTATAATGCTGATGGTATGTCAGGTAATGATTGGGGCTGGCAGGAATTATTATAATTTATTTATATACTTTTTCACGATCTGATCGTGCCTGGTTTATTTTCTCTAACTTTTTGTTAGAAGGACTTGCTTGAAAAGCATCCTTTACACGATCATCAAACATTTGTTTAATTGTATATCCTTTACTAGCATCTTTTTGATTCTCAGACTTCGTATTTAATGTATCTAAATCACTTCCACTTCCTACTTTTTTCAAATCAGCAGGTGAGAATTTA